ATTCTATGTATTCTGCCTATATAAGCAGAGAAGGGTAATTCGATGCTTAAATTTTCCTGAGAGAGTACATTACCATTATGATAAATTCCTAAATGATTCATGGAAGCAGTACCAGCACTTAACAGTAAAAGTTCCCCATTTTTCAAATTCTCTATAGAAGTTCTGGAAGTAAAACCATACTTCTCTATATAATCTTTGAAAGGTTCATTATTCCCTCTGGAGCTTTTATAATCTCTGTTACTAGAAGCATCGGGAAGTGTTATGCCTAACTCATACCTGTAATAATCCTGCACCAAAGTGTAGCAGTCATTTATAAACCAGATAAAAGGTCTGCCTAAGTAGTTTCTACTGGGCGTTCTAGGTAGTTCAATCGGGTCTAATACATTCTCCCCTTCAGTGCCAATAATTAACCAAGGTACTCCAGATAGTTTCTGCTGTTTTATATCAGCAGAGGACGGGGTGCGAATCTCCAACATACTGGGACGAGACTTGTTATAGCAGTGGCTATGAACTATAGCAGTAAGCTTACCTAAATAGGGTATAAGGTCTTGCTCAGCTATTCTGAAGTTACCCTCAGGATTCTCAGCAGTATTCTTCATAGGGATAAAATCCTCCCCTACTAAGATACCACACATTTCCTCTGGGTAGCAGATTAGTGTATGTTCTTGTATAGCCTGTCTCTGCTTTGTGTTAAGTGTTATCATCTTATACTCTTGTTTATTCCTAAACCTGGAAAGTCTTTCTTTAACATCTGCCTAGCAGGTAAGAAAGCTCTCTCCTTATCTAATGGTGAGCGCAGTTCCCAGACTATCCCCGAACTTGTATGAGATACCTTCTTGGTTATAGTGTACTTCAGCGGTGCAGCTGAGATTCTGCTGGCAGTATTAAGGTAAGTTTCGAAAGTTCTTATATATGTTACAGTACAGCCTACCAAATCTTCGTAGAGAAATGAAAGTGCTCCGAATAGTTTGTTTATATTAGCCAGTGCTATAGTAGGTCTAGGCGGTGCTCCCTCAGAAGAATGTTCAATACCAGTGATAGCGATAGGAAAAGGGTCATAAGCCTGAAGACCGAACATTACCTTTCCACTAGCTCCATCTGTCATAGCAGTAAAGTAATAGACTGTATTCACAGCAGGTATATTAGTGCAGTCTACTTCAAACAGCTCTATAAAAGCGGGAAGTTCTGGTTTAAGTACTGCTTGCTCTACTGTATCTGCCATATTAAGGGTTTACGTCGAATTGCTCTATTAGTTTACAGGTTACCGTAAAGTCATTATTACCTGCTACATGTTTTACTGAGTATCCAGTACCTTTCTTTATTCGAAAATATTTTAACACAGTTTCATAGGAAGGTGTCCATGATAGTAGCCCCCACTCTCCTACAGTATCTAGTGCTGTAAGTACAGCATCTTTTTCTACTAGAGTAAGCCCTATCCATCTAATATTCCAGTTATCTATCTTAGAGTTAAGCCCTTTAGGGGCAATTTGTGTATAAGAGTCTCCCATAGTTGCCACTATTGTTCTAAACTCTGCTGATTTAATAGAGTCTCTGCTTATCTTCTCACTGTGCGGTAATGCGGTAGCCATAAGTTATCCAAAAGCTGTTATTTTATTTGACTGGTTTCCAGGTCTATTAGCATTAGCTATTTCTCCTTTAGCAATATTTCTCATCATAGCTATTGCTATTTTATTCCCTGTATCAGAAGCATCTTCACCTTTCTCCTTAGTAACATTTACACTAATATTATAGGTGTCACCACCAGACTTGGTTTGTGCAGGAAGTTCTGCTGTTACACCTAGTTTTCCTTGAGAGTTGCGTTTAAGTGGTAGCACAGCTTCTGCCCCAGCTTCTCCTGCTAATACCCCTCCAGAAGCGAAAGGGGTTACTTTAGCTCCAGGAAACAGTGTAGGTTGTGTCAGTACAGTACCAGAAACTTTAGAAAGTCCGGAAGTTATTCCTCCTTTAGCTAGACCATAATTTACAGAAGTGTTTCCCAGACCTGTAGTAGAGTCATACCCAGAACCGAAACTTGACCCCGAACCGAAAGCCGCACTTACCCCTTTAAAGGCTAACCCAATCAGCTGTATGGCAAGTTTCTGTGCAGCAATCCTAGCTACTTCTCCTAATATACTTGTTGCGAAGTTTTTCATAGCTTCTGAAGCTGAAGCAGTCCCTCTAATGAAACCCTCAAAAGCATTTCCTAGATTTCTCTCTAAGCTTTGCTTTGCAGACTTAGCCAGTAATTCAATTTCAGTCTTAGGACGTTTTGCTCCTGCAACCATCTGTAAGTACATAAGAGCTATAGCTGCCCTAGCTTTGTCAAAGTTAGCTACTTGAGAAGCTGTTAAAGTTGCTTCCGCTGCTGCTTGAGCTTCGGTAGTATTAATCATTTCTCTAATAGCAGTTAAAGCTTCTTTACGTTTTTCCTGTATAAGGTCGAAGGCTTGTATCTGTGTCAGCAATCCTGCTTGTTGTGAGGCATTTATAGAAGCTTCTGCAGTAGATAGTTTTGCCTTAGCCTCTGCTTGTGCCTGGATTCCGAAGACTATCTCATTCTGAGCAAGTTTAAGCTTCTGTATTTGGTCAAGTTCCTTTCTAGCATTGTCCGCGCCTTTAGCGTTTCCTGAAAACTTTTGTTTGGTTATCTCAGTTTGCAGTTTTATCTCCGCTATCGCTGCCTCCTTCTTATCTCCGCCCAGCTTTTGTAGTATGATAGAAGTCTGTTTGAGAGAGTTTTGGTACCTGTTCTCTTTTTGTATCTGGGCATTTCTACTAGCGGCTTGCTGAGCTGCAATAGAAGCTAATAAATCCTTTTCCCTTTTTAATTGTTTAGCGTCAAAAAGACCTATCTCTGCTTTCTTACCCTCTCTAGCCAGTATAAAAATCCCCTGAGCTTTTAGATACTTATTAGTAAGTTTCTCTAAGGCAGCCCCTTCCTCTTCTAGCCTTGTTTTGTTTAGACCTTTCAGTTTTAACGCTTCTATCTTAGCTTTTTTAGCCTTTATAACCTCAAAAGCTCTGTCCAAACTTTCTCTGGCGCTAGCTATAGTAGCATCAGCATCTACTCGAACTTCTATAGAAATCTCTTCCTTAGAAACTTCTTTAAGCTTTTCGAACTCTGTAATTACGGAATCAAGCTCTTCCGAAACTGCAAGCCCACTAACCTCCTTACTCCACTTGGATAAAGCGAAAGTAGCGGCAGCTATCGCACCTGCTACCGTAGCAAATTTGGAAAGGAAAGCTAAAGAACCCGCCCAAAGTCTGGTGGCTACAGAAGCTCCGCCAGCAGCAGTGGTATAAGCCGTTACTGCAGTTGCTAAAGTTGTTATGCTTGCTATTCCTGTTATTAAACTAAAACCTAACTGAGTTAGTCCGAAAATAAGCACCCCAGTTACAACCCCAGAAAACTCTTTCATAGACTTTACACCTGCCGTAAGAAGGTCTCCTAAACTAGTTAACCCCTTAACAGCTTCTGTCATAGGCACTTTAAAAGCTTTGAAAATAGCCTCACCTAAATGGATAAAGCTAGACTGCATTCTTCCTATATTTGCCTGCAGTCCTACTTCAGCTATGGCAAAACCTGCTTTAAACTTTTCCGCCATAGAAGTAAGAAATCTATCTACATTACCTGTAGCGGTAATTAACCCTAATTGCATAGCTTTTGCTAATTGCTGTGGGGTTTTTTTAATAGCTTCTGCAAAAGCAGCAAAAGCTCCAGGAAGTAGGTTTCCTAACTGCTTAACAAGTTCTTCTGACTGAACTTTAGTCTTATTAAAAATTTGTGCTATAGCTAAGAATACGTTTTGAGTCTTTTCTCCTGACAAGTGTAAAGCTGTAGTAACCGTATTCAGGTTTTGAAACACTCTAAAAATAGTGTTGGTAGACTCTCCAGCGAGACTCATCGAAGCATTTAAGTTTCTAAAATTTTCTCTTATAACTGCTATAGACTGCCCTACCCTATCAGCCTCTTTATCCAAAGCTTTAAAGGCGCCAGCAGCAGCTGCGTTAGAACCGAGAGTAGACTCTAACACTGCTTGGGTAGTTTGCAGTTCTATACCTATTCTAGGAACAGCTTTTGCACTTTCTAAGACTGTATTGATACTGAAGTTTACTAATCTGTACAGCCCTACAATTTCCGTTACATGACGTATCCAGGATTTATGCTCTATAGAAACTTTGTTCAGTTTTTTAGGTAATTTGTCTAGCTGTGCGCCAGTCTCTGAGTAGACCTTGTTCAGTTTTTTCTGTGCAGTTATTTGAAGATTAGTAGCAGCTTCTTGTCTAGAGATAAACTGCCCTTTATCATTACGACCTGCCCCAACTCCTTTTTTTGCCTGAGCTTCTAAAGCTTGTAGATCTGTTTGCAGTTTCCTGAAAATTCGTTTCTCTTCTAGTGCAGCTTTTGCTTTTATCCCTACCCTACTGTTAGCCCCATTGAAGGCAATAGCCTTTTCCAGTGAAGCTTCTTCCTTAGCGATAGCTACTAACTCTCTAGAAACTTCTTTGGCAGTGTTTAGACGTTTGGCTGCAGCTTCTTTTAACCTAACTTCTTTCTTACGCTGTAACCTAGCTTCTTCTCTAGCTATGCGAGCATTCTCAGATTCGAAATTCTGAGAAGTTATTTTACTTCCTCCCTGCCCTACATCAGCAGAACTCTTAAACTTTCGTAAATTTTCTAATTTCTTTGAAGCGAAAGTTAAGGTTGCTGTGAGAAGTTTGGCCTCTGCATCAGCAACCTTCAAAGCAGCAGACAGAGTAACGCCCATACCTTTAGCATCAGAGGTGAGAGTAGCTATTTTTCTAGTTACTTCTGCAGTTTCACCTGTAATAACCAGTTTTAAGTTTCTTTCCCTACTATTTGCCATTACTTTTTAATCTTCTTGAGGATGATGGATAAAAATCCTGAGTGGATATACGGTATAGTAGCAAGAGTCTCTTCAACAGGCAACCCCCTAGCATTGATAAGCGATAATAGGACTGCTGTATCAATACTACTAGATTCTGTTAGGTAATTTCTCAGAACATCGTAGATTCTATAATATTCTAAATTACTCTCCCATAAAAAAAGGTTTATCTGAAAACTGTCATCTTCCAAAATCTCATCAGTACCGCCAAAGGAAGTTATAAACTCTCTCTCCTTTTCACGTTCTTTAGTTATTTCTTCTTCTCTGACAGCTTCTAAATAAACCTTTCCTAAAGAAACTCCTGCTTCTATTAGTTTTTTCTTGCGTCCCCTTCGAAATTCATATCTACTAACGCAGACTGAACAGCTGCAATAAAAGAAACTCTCCAAGAACTCCACTGAAAATAAGCATCCAGGAGGACATCCAGACACTCTTCAGGACTTTCCCAGAGAGTTTCAACTTTCTTTGCGGTGCGGGTATCAGGAACTTTGATAGTGATAGCTTTTCCTTCTGCATCTTCGCAGTCTAATGACAGCTTTCGCATGTATAAAACTTCCTCCTTAATAAAAGAGTTAAGCTCCTCACTGTCTAAGATATTAAAATCTAAAGTATTTACAATATCTTCATACTGTTTCTGACGTTTCGCAC